GTTGTTGTTTTGTCGATAAGGCTATAGTACCACGTTCTGGAGAAAAGTACATACTTCTTGAGAAAAAAGTGTAACAGGTTGTTACCGACTCACCCCAAAAAGGCGCTATATATAGCGCCTAGTCTGAGATGTTACTGAAAGGAAACAAGTTACTGGATGGAAACTTCTTCCACCACTCCCAACTTCTTGTATTCTTTCCTGACCATCCCGACAACTTCTAAGATGGATGCTTTGGTCTTCTCCACTTCCTTGTAGATAAGAGTTGGATTCTGGGTGGCCGCCCATACCATTTCCTGCAGTGTCATTTCATTGCCGCGATTTTCATTGCACTTCGAGCACGCGCACCGTCCATTGATAACGTCGTTGGAACCGTCGAAGGATTTGGGAAGAATATGATCCCAGGTAAGCATCCGTTTACCTGCGTATAGATTGAGTTGGAATGGCATCACCTTGTCGTTGCGATGTTTCTCTATCTGGAAATGAGTTGCTTTCGCGCCGCAACGGAAGCATGTAAGATCGACAGAAGTAAGTACCCGAAATCGATCATAGTCGCGCTTGACAACTTCGCTATTAATCCGCAACTTTTGTGATTTTTCGTACTTCACATTCAGCACGTTGTGAATAACCCGCAACCCCTCCTTCACAGAGAGTTGGGCCAAGTACATCATCTGAATTTTGCTCTTCTTACCCCTGCGTTCCTTATTGGTGAGGGGCTTTGGAAACATCGAATAGTCGTTCATCGTTTAGTTCTTTCAAAGCAGTGCTTTCAACAGGTGAGGAATAAGGTCGATGTTGAATTCACCAAAAGTCTTCGTGATGACTTCGCGGTAGCATACTAAACCGACCAAAATACCAGGTTCCACTTCGAGAGGACCATCGCGGAACATATCGCAAATTGCTTGTGCTTCCGTTTTGTCAACAACGACAAAGACATGAATATTCCAATCTTCGTCATCTTTGAAAGAGCCGATATAGATAGGCGTGGACTTTAATTCGTATCCGGTCTCTTCTTTATTTTCTCTCCGGAGAGCGGTCAGCGGGTCTTCGCCGTCAGTTTTACCGCCGATAAATCCCCAATCATCAGTAGTTCCACGCCTCGTTGCTGCAACTACATTTCCCGTAAGCGGATCAATGATCACATTTACGACTGCTTCTTTGATCATTTCGCCATTACCCGTTTTCAGATACTGCTGAATGCAGTCGCGCACTCCAGCAGAGTAGCTGTCTTTCAGATCGGCATGGTGACGGTAGATGCTATCCACATCTGCCCCATCATTGAGCAGTTCTTTCGTTACTGCCCACCCCTTATTGTAGCTGATTGTATGGTCTAGTGCGCTCATGTTATCCTCGCAGAATCAGTTCATCCGTGGAAGGATCATAACCGAAGAATTGTTTGGATGGGGCGCCACCAACCTGACCAAGATAAGATCGCATTACCCAGCAGCCCTCGCGGAACCATTGCATGCAGCTCTTCTTGTTCCATACTCCTGCACGAGGAACTCGTGTTCTTTTCTGTTCCCGAATTTTCCAATCAACGTAAGCGAGGTATGGGGTGTAACCATGGCCGAAGATGTAGAAGTCATCATGACAACGCCAACCTTCTCCATGCGGATTCTTTTGAATGGTTGGTTTTGCAGGAAGTTTGCGCTCGGTATAGTGTTGCATCATTGTTCCTTTCAGCATTTAATGATTCATTATATCTAACAATCAGCGTGTTAAAAACTACTGCGCATTAAAAAGGAGCCCGAAAGCTCCTAAAATTTAACAGCTGCAAGAGAAGAAAGAACCTCGATGATCTTCTTCTACCTTTTTGCCGGTAACGATTTCGTAGTGATCCCAGAATTCATCAGGAACTCCTGTCCCTTCCATCTCAGCGCCTCCCACGATGTAGTCGCCCCAGTGCCCACGTTCTTGGCTCTTCACCCAATCTGCTGCACCTTCGATAAGACGGTTGTAAGAGATACCGACCGAATCTGCCAATTCGCTGATGTACTCTTTCGACTGACGAATTACATCATTGTCTTTATCTTCTTGAGTAATATCAGCGGTGTCTTTAAAAGCGGGGTGAGTCCATACGTGGCGAAGAGAAGTGATCATTCGTGGCAACACAACAAACCAAAAACGTTCACCAATCTTCACTTTATGTGGAAGGAACGGATCCACAATTCCCAGCTCCTCAATACCTTTGCCAGCTTTGTATGCTTTACCATCAGCAGCAATACCAACACGATCCGATGGTTTGAGGATTTCACCAGCAATAACGGGCTCGACTGCGAGGTGAATTGCATCACGACGTTCATTTTCCGAAATGATGCTACCAAGGGTGTCAAGTGCATCAGTGTGAGGGGTGCGTTTATCTGCGCTCATTCAATCTCCTAACATTAGAATTGAAAAAGGAGCCCGAAGGCTCCTTCAAATTTACAACTTGCCAAATTACAGCTGGTTGAACTTCTCGTCCGACATCTTCTGGAAGTGGCCGCCGACTGCATTGTAGATTGCCGTGCCGATGTCCTTGCAGATGTCTGCGATCAGGTACCATACCAGATAGACTGGCCAATAACCAATCCACATTACGATCGAACCCTTGTTGTCTTTCGCTTTTGGCGCGAGAGCAGCGTTGATCGTTTCCATAGTCAGTGGGAAAGGAGTATGGTAGTAATCGATCTTACGGCTTAGATGATCAGAGTACGCGGTAAGCAAATTTTCTTCGGCACGCTGTTGCTCGGCTTGTTTTTGTTCTTCAGTTTGCTTTTCTACAGTGACTTCAGGTGAGAACGCATTGCGAGCATTTTTGTTCGTCGGCTTCTTTTTCTCGTTGATAAGCATGATTGCAGCAGCTGCTGGGATACCTTGCTTAAAGATGTCGAGCGGCAGATGATTGCTCATCAGGAATTCGTCACGAAGGTTCTTGACGCGCTCGAACTGGTTGGAGAGGAATCGGGACCATTTGAATCGTCCAACCAGCAGACCGCCAGCGATATAAACGCCAGCCATGCTAATGATAAAGGTGGGGTTCGTTGCCAGGTCTGGATAGCGTACCGCGACGAGATATCCAGTTGCCAGTGTGAGAGCGAAAGTGAGAAAACCTTTCTCAAGCACTGCGAAAGTAAACAGTAGCAGAGAAACCACCGAAATAGCAATCAGCCAGACGGCCGGTGCAGCAACGATGCCTGCGATAAAAGTCAGCATTTTAATTTCCTTTTTATTGCTTGTTAAAGAGTTTGTTAATAAGTTGGGCTTGCACCTTCAGTAGTTGCTTGACGTCATCTTCATTCGTCGACGAAGCAACTTCCACTGTCCCATTCATGTTCTTCGTAGTCGGTTCGATGACTTCGAAGGAGGTGAGAAAGTGATTACCATCCGAATCCGATCGACAGAACGTAGCGAACTCCGAACGGTAGTGGATGTGAATTTCTTTCTGCGCAACCATTGCTTCTTCCAGCTTCTTCGCCGTCTCCTCGTTCTCGATGGTGAAGTGGAAGGCAGACCCATTGGCTCCTGTTCCACCATTGAAGCCGCCACGAATCATCTCAGCTTCATAGGTTTTGCAGAAAACTCCTTGCTGCGCAACTTTTGTAAGGACGCCGATCTTTTCACCAGTGCCCGTGTCCTTACAGCCAGAAAGCGAGATTGCTATCGCTACTAGCAGCATCATTTTCTTCATATTTGAATTTCGTCGTTGTTGAGGTAAGTGAATTTTAAGCTAAAAGCATACAAATAAAAACTCACATACCGCAAAGCTTTGCATCTGTCTGCACTTGATCCTCGACGCAGATGTTATAACCATAATCGCATACCTCTGTAATGGTTGGCATCATGAATATGGTATTGCTGCCATTACCGTCAGGCATAAGCATGGGAATGACTGAATATTCTGGGTGAGACGCGGTGCAGATATAATCTATATGCGGTCCTTTTGAGGTACACGCTGCAAGAAGAAGTGCAAGTAAGATGCAACGCTTCATAATTTCCTCGGTTAGAAAATAGAACCTTTAATCTTCTGATTTACATGATATAGGATAGAATCCAAATTAGATTTTGGGTCAGCATTTCCGTCCAATACTACATCCCAATCACGCATCTGAAACCAACCTTGTTCAGTAGTAAGCATCTGCTCCAGTCGGCTTAGGGCGGTAGACTGTGCCTTCAACACTTCATACTTTAGTGTTGCGTATCCAGCTTCATCAAAATTCTTCGAAAGAACCTTCTCCATGTCCTTGGTAGAACGATCTTTAAATCGCTGGAGACGGACAAGTGGATCAACACTTACGAACGTCTTAAAATGCATCGCGCCGACTTCAATAGCAGGCGCAGCATAATGTTCAATACCTGACGGTTCTACAATAAGGAATGCAATGCCTTGTGCGAGCTTAGAGTGGAACTCTTCCTTAGTGACACCATAACGGTGACCATTGTATTTGGCCAGTTCGGCAAACTCTCCTGCTGCTTCTAGACGAAGACTTTCTTCTTGCGAGATGAAGAAGTAATCTTTGCCTTCTACTTCACCGGCTCGCGGAGCGCGAGTAGTAGTGCTGATTAAGCAGGGCAGTTGCGCAACATCTCGAATGTAATTGAAAAGGTAGCTCTTACCCGCACAGCTGGGAGCAGTCAAAGTTACGAGGACTTGTTTTTCCATTTTTCGTTAATTTCCTGTTGAATTTGTTTTACTTCGTCAATCGTATTAAAGGAAAGGGTTGGGTAGTGGGTCTCATACACCGTGGCCGATCTACCTTTATTATGCAGATAGTGGAAGACATAAAGTAGAGATAGCTCTCCACCAGGAGTTATATACCGTCCATTTTTCCACAGTGATCGATGAAGCTTCCGCAATGCGTCACGTAATGTATAGCGATTGAATCTAAACACCGACTGATCGTGAAAGCCTGTGGGATGACACTCACCATATTTTGAAAAATCCGCAGAGATTATGCGGAGCTTCTCATCACTTAGTAATGTAACGTAAGGATTAGCCTTCATAACAGCTGGGATAATGCCTACACCATTTTGCGGCTGCGCGAGAAGTTCGTCAATGATTTCACCATGCGGAAAGAAGACATCTCCCCACGCGATAACAATCTCGTGGTTCATGTAGTCGACGGTTTCGTTTAGCGCGCTTAATACTGCGTGACCATCGCCCAGGCCACTTTCGATGGAGATATTCTTGACGTTCTTACTAAGCTCATCTTCAAGAGACATGAAGTAAGCAACCCATTGATCTTGAATATTGGCGTTGGTGACAATGAACACGTTAGTGAACTTATCACCAATCTGTTTTAGCGTCGTGGTAAGATTTGGTTCATTAGTGATGGGGACAAGTGCTTTTGGCACATTGCCGCCCATCCTCGAACCTTTACCTGCCGCAATAATGTAAAGGTCTGCTTTTGTCATATTAGAGAAGAGAAATTGCGTGAAGCAGTAAAGCGGTATCTGCTGGATTTTTAACAGGGTGACAAACGATACGAGGTTGCTCTTTTGCCATCTTCAAAACCGGCTCATCGTTACCACCTTGGAGTTCATCACCAATATACACCACCTTGGATGTAGGAGAAACTCGCTTCAAAACTTCTTTCATCGCAACGTTTTTACTAACTAAGGACTTGTTAATCTCAATAGTGGTTCTACCTGTTGCTTTTACTTCAAATGTAGAACCACAGATGAACTTTACCAAGTTTAGCACGGCTTGGCGATATTCTGGATCGATCGGTTTAATCGAAACAACTACATCGCCACGATTTTCGATTTTTGCACTGGGGATACCAGCAGCGCACATACTCGCGATGACGTTCTCGATTGTGTGCGGACCTTTTGAATCAAACCTTGCTGCTTCGTCAAGGCATCGGACAAAGTTAAACCTGCGTTGGTCTTCATAAGAAGGGCCGAGAGGGTCGTACGAGTATTCATTAATGCCTCCATCTGCAAAAACAGTGATTGGTAAAATGTCTTTTTCGTCCCATGCATTTGATTCTGGCAACTTAATCGCTTTGATCGAATTACCGGAACAAATCATGAATTTCTTACCCTTTAAACCACTAGCAATGCGCTGTACGTTGTACTTGCTAGCGATGGGGAAGGTGTTACCTCTTCCTACAAGAGTGTCATCGTAGTCAAACACATATGCTTCAGCATTCAAAACTTCTTTATAGATCGTCTTCATTACCGCAACCGCCAAACCAGTGGGGCTGTGTTTGGAATCAATCTTATCGGTTACAGCGGTCGCGCCAATTTTAAAGTAGTTGAGCGATTTGAGAAGCATCTCAGCCTCATTATCAATCTTGTTCATCAAGTGATGGCCATTAACATCCACGATCAATTCAATCTTGCCGGCTGGAATATATTTTGGCACCAGAGTGTTGATGATGTCGCTAGCAGATTGGTTTGGCGCATCCTTATCAGGAACTCGATTCATCACCATCAATACTTTTGCTTTAGAATTTGCAATCGCATGGTAAAAGCCACCTGAGGCGTACGTTGGAATCAGCGACGACCACTGTGTTCCACTCGACATGATGACAACATCAGCATCAGCAATCGCATTATACGATTCCTCATTTAGCTCAGGCGTTGTTTCCACACCGTTCGCATCAACGAAGAACACATCCACGATTGGATCGTCTGGATTATTCCAAGATACGATGTCGCCTTCGTCAGCAATTCGTTTTCCGCTCTTCGTGATGGCACCCAAAAACAGACTAGTATCATCGTTTAGAAGAACGTTGTCGGGGATGTCTAGGAAGTCAGCCATGACACTAGCTGCTTTACGAAGTGAATTATTGTACTTCGCAGCTAACCCCGCATAAACAACGTTCGCTACACTGAAGTCGTCGTAGTCGATCAGTTTGGCGCCTGGTTGGGCGAAGAAGAAATTGATGCCGTCCTGGATGATGTCGATTCTTCGGTCTGCTCGAGGAGAGCAATCCTTCCACATCTCGTTCATCTTCTCCCAGCAGTACTGACGCGCTTTGCTGGCTTCGATGGTAAAGCGGTGATCGAGGAAGTCGTTGACTGGCTTCTCAGTTGGACCGTACAGTTTGTAGATGGTGGATTGGTTCTTGCGAACGTCCGATGGACCAAGGATTTTGCCACCCATTACCTTACGAACCGTGCCAGTACTTTTTCCATTGTCAAATGCGTTTGTTAAAACTTTAACATTAACTCCACCAAAATCTTTTGTAATCTGGTGTAGCCCCGTTTGAAGTGCGATAGAACCCGTACCGCCTGCTAAGATTACGATTTTCATGTTTGCTCCTTTTAAAGTGATTGGCCCATCAGCTGTGCTTCCGGGCCCGTTCACTTATTTACGTCTCTACTCAACCCGACTTTTTGATAGGATGGGTTCGTCATTTACCGCTATAATGTCATCGACATATCCGACACTAATTCTACGTAACTCATCGCCCGGATATAGAAATTCAAATCGTCCATCTTCATTAGAAAATCTAACAAAGATAGCATCAATGATTCTATCGGGAACTTTACCGTTTCTGCAACTTCCGCCACGGCGAATCATTGAAATGTTATCGTTGTATTCCATTTTATGAAACTCTTTATGAGCTTGAAAATATCTGCTGGATTTCGTTTTGAATAATGGATTCTGAGAAATGCAAATCCATTATCACGTGCGTATTTAGTCTTCATTTCATCCCTCTCCTTAATTCTATTCATTAGTTTTTCAAGATCTTGTGGATCTAATTTGGAAAAATTAGGCGGATTGAAATGATATTCGCCATCAAATTCAATTAGAAGGTTTAAAGATGGAACAAAGAAATCAAATGCTAATTTTCGACTCGATATTTTATCACGAAGATCATCAAATTTTATCTGCGATCTGAATTCCAAATTTAAATCAGTTAGGCATTTTCGAACTAGAAATTCACCATAACTTTCCTTCTTAGAACAGCGAGGACATCTTCCCCCTCTTTTGCCGAGATGATCCTTTGCGGCGACAGAAAATAATCCATGTAGCCTACATACAAGATCAACTTTAAGATAGGTGGAGGTTTCACTATCCTTTACTAATGAATAATCATAAAGATCGCCATGGATCTGTTTTGCTCGATCTTCAAAATCTTTCGCAACAAACTTCTTGGAGATAGCACCGTTAACCTTTTTTCTAGCGCACTGCGGACATCCACTACCTTTCAAGTGATACCCTGCTTCTTGCAAGAAATTACCATGTTCTGAACATGCGATTTGAACTTTCACATACGACGACGAAGGACTATCAAGCACATGGGAATAATCATATCTATCCCCATGTATCTGAATTGCTTTTTTCTTAAAATCTTCTGCTATAAATGGTTTGCGCATGCAATATACTCATATGAATAATGAGCAAGTATTTATAGCAAGTTTTTGATCAAAGATACGAAACGTTCACCATATGTTTTTGAATCAAATCCCACTGCTTTAACTTGCGCGTCTAGAATTTCTTTACGAAGAGAGGGATCGGTTTTAAGAAGCATGATTTTCTCTGAAAGCTCTTGTCGTTCGCTAACGTAGAGAAAATCGGCAAGTTCTTTATCTGTGCTATAAACTCTACGCATACGATCCATATCCACGTCAACGAAAGTCACCACCCTAGAATGGATACTCTCATAAAGCCGCTGCGGGATATCATTGATTTGTTCGTAGTAGGGATCGCCAATAACGACGTGCGCCATTGCCTTATTCATTTTTGGCAGCATTTCATCGTACTTGATTGGTCCAGTAAACGTTGGCGTGCGAGTTACACCAAGCAGAAGCTTCTCATCGAAATCTTCCAGTTTGATTTTACCAAACATCTCGACGCTGATTTCTTCAGGATGATTGAAGTAGAACTTCACCATCTTCTTTGCCCGCTTACCACCACGCATAGTGCCGCCGTATGACAAATCTACTTCAGGCGAAGGGTTGATTGGCAGCTGTTCATTAAGGCAAGGGAATTGCTCAAACGGGAAGTGAATCGCCGTAGATGGAATGACTTCATTCTTACTCAGCTTATCCAACACTTTCTGCACGTCATGCGGCTGGCTAAGATAGATGATATCGTCGCGGACAATGTTCAGCTCTTCTTCTTTCCAATTACTTGCCCACGGCTTCTTCATGACAGATGGCCACACCTGCTTCAGTGTCAGGGATGGATCGCAGTAGACGTAGAAGACGGGTCCCTTGAACTCGTTGATCATCACGTAGTTCAGCAGTTGTTCTGGATCTTCTGCGCCGCCGAAGAAGTTGACGTTACCATTCAGTACGATGAGGGCCTGAGCACGAATACCATCTGCAAGGGTGGTGGGATCGCTAAGATCAAACCACTTGTACACAGGCAGGAGGTTATCCTTCTTCAGGATTTTGGTAAAGATGTGGACGTCTGCACCGCCACCATGTAGCATTTTGATGATGCTACGGGCTTCACCATTACCCCCAGAGGTGTCGTTCGCATTAAATGAAATGCGCGAACCAAGTTTAATTACCGCAACTTGCATTGAAATATTTCCTTAAAACTAGAATGATTAGCAGGATGAGTATGAAAACATGAAGAAACGGAATACTCATCAAGACAATGAGACCGATTAGGATTGGATTTTTATGATTATTTGCACTGAATCTAACATCCTCATGAATTGCTAAAAATGTAAGACCTACAAAGATTATACCGCAGATTAGAAAGTATGTATGCATTAGGTTGATAAATATGAGATTAAATCTTGGAGACTAACCTCATGAAATTGTCTGACCTCTTTGAAAATGATGATGATTCTCTTCGCAAGTTCCATAAGAGCCTTGGCGACGAGATCAGAGCCAAAACCTTATCCAGCAAGGCTATGCACGATGCGATGTTTAAAAACCACAAATGGCTTTATGACATTGGTGATGTAATTTTATCAAAGAAGACTGGTATGGCTTACACCATTACAGGCCATTCGTCCCAAATGTGGGCACCTACATTTGACGAGAACGGAAACTTTTACAAGAAAGGTGAAAGACCAGAAAAGAAGTTGGTCCCAACCTATCGCTATAAAGCTGGCGATGAAGAAGGGACTCTGATTGAACCATTGTTCAAGCCGGGCATGTACACGTTAATTACTAAGGGTAAGAACGTTAGAACAACACCTGACGAAGATTAATCTGCCGTAGCTTCCGCCAAGATGTCGTCCTTAGGGCGGAAGCTACCATCTTCAGCAGTCACGCAGATGATTTTCTTGTCGGGGAAGGCAGACTTGTTGAATGCATCGATGAAGAGCTGTTGTTCTTGAGCTCGCTTTTCAATACTGCCCAAGCTTAGTCCATCATCAACAAAATGTTTTGATTTGGAGAAGTCTTCGACTAGCAGAATCAGACGAACATCTTGCATCTGTCCAATGTTGTGCGTTTGTTCTAATTTCCAGATGTAAGAAGAATCCGTATTCCTATACATTGGGCCATAGACTGCTTCACCTACCCACGATCTATTAAAAATGAATTTAGCAGATGATTTTAACATTTGCATGGCATTAGTAAAACTATCTTCCTGATATTTCAACTGAGAGTTTTTAAAAATTTTGTATGCATCAAGAATTCTTGGTTTTTGAAAGTGAACAACTTGAAAATACCCAAGTCGCTGCTGGATACTCTCAATGAGAGTATCCTTCCCAAGTCTATCTACTCCTTCTATTACGAATGCTCTTGTCATTTTCTTCCTTCTTTAAATTCTTTGGGCGCGTTTTCCGGTTTAAATCTTTTAACTTCACCAGTTAATGGATTATGATACCACTTAGTGCCGCCTACTGTTGATTTACCTGTGCCTCTGATAAAACCGACTGGTGGTTCAATACCAACATCCAATTGTTTTATTTGGCCTGTTTCTGGATTAAACCATGACACCCAGCCCGATCGCACTGGGGGCTTTCTATTACTTCCCCACCCACAGTTCTTAAGATCATTAAGATTTCTACCTGGGCGCCACCCAGCAGGGACATCCTCTGCTCGTTTGAATCGTTTAGATTTTCCGTCGGGGGATGTAAACCATTTTCTATCTGCGCACCATCTTGATTCTTCACCCCCGGATGAACGATTAAGTAATGTTCCAGTGCTTAAATGAAGACGGCCATTTAATGCAATTATATCTTGTTCCCATTTCTTTGCAAACTCCCATGCAATGTCTTCGTGAGGATGCTCTACATAATCTACAATTACGTTAAAAGGACCGGCAATAGCGACGCAAGCATTAATTACATCAGAATGAGATTTACCTGAATTTACGTGTTCATGTCTGCCCGGTCTTCCTATTCCGACATATCGTAAAACCCCATTCGTGTCAAATGCTTTATATGTTTCAATTTTCATGGTGTATCCTCCATTGTTATTTATATGGGAGGATACACCATCTAAATCAGTGAGAGTGGAACTCAAAATCCATGTCCATCCAATCAAATGCATCCATGGGAGCAAATGCTGGATGATCAGATGGTTGTGCAGCTGCAGTGCCCATGTCCAGCTCAACACGTTGATTCGCTGTTGGCGAATGACATTCGAAGTGTTCTACAAGCCATTGATTGCCAACCTTCTCGAGCACGCCCTTGTATGGTTGAACGATGCCTCGACATTTTGCACATGGTTTTGCGTACTTATTCTGCATGTTTATCCTTAATTGGTTCAATGATGTAATCCTTGTCGGCATTCTTTTTAGGAATATGGATAGCACAGTTTTCGCCTAAGAAACTCCCATTAGTAGATTTCAAGGTAAGAGTCGCGTCTGCTTTGCACTTGGGAAAGCATGGTGATGTACACTTTTTGGTCATTCTTTTTCCTTAAAATGGGATATCGGGCATGATATCCAAATCACTGATGCCGTGGTCCTTACACAGCTTCTTCAATCTTTCTACTTCGCTCTCTAATCGATCAATCACATTATGCAGATGATGGCGATAGTTCTTCCCATCATCCGCTGGATTGAAAATCGTTAGCCAATGAGTCGCACGATCCCGCATAATTGGGGTGAATGTGTCATCTTCTGACATTAGATCGGCGGAACGGCGAAGATCGTATGCGCATCGCCTCCCCGCTTTTACTAGCAATTGAATTTGTTCCTTTATTGCCTGCTCAGGAGTGTAGTTGTCTTCGCTCATTTTACAGTTACTTTGTCATAGCAAAAATGGAGTTGATAAGAATATGTTCCATTGTCCCAATCAGCAATAATCCAATTATCGTCCTCTCGATTAGGCATGGCTTCTTTACTAATCTTTTCACGAACTTTACCAGGATTTCCAATTGCTGAAATGAGTTCCATACCTTCAAAAATATCATCATATGGAACGTCAGAAAGTTTGTATCCAGAATAATTCATTATTTCACCAGCAGTTGGAGTTGATTGGAATACTTCTTGACGCGGTAGGCGGAGTCAGCCATGATCGATTCAGTCAAGTTGCAGAGGGTGTCGTGGATCTTCACCTCTTTGGAGTAGTGGTACTCCTTGACTCGGTAGATGTAGTGCTCGTACGCTTCACCTTCGATCTTCGACAGGGCAACCACGAACTTCGTGATGTCCTTGCCGACATGGGCCTTCAGCTCTTCTTCGGTCAGATCGGTATCTTCCAAGATGTCGTGCAGGACAGCGACCGCGAGCAGTGCTCGGTTGCCGTCACCCCATTTTCGCTTGATCGACTCGACGACTATATCGAGGTGGTACATGTAGGACTTGTCGCCATACATTTGACCAGCGTGCCACTTCTCCGCCAGTCCATAGGCCACTTCGAATACATCACGAGGTTTGGACATTATCTTTCTCCTTTGCTGTGAGTGTTGCGTCATCGACCGACGGTGGTCGCTTCCTTCGCAGGTGATAGGGTTGACAGTTGCTGATGAAGCCATCTTCGAACTCCACCTGATAGCAGTCCATGTCATCAACCTCAATCATACCACCAACACGAATGCCGCATGGGCGAGTTTCCCAGCCACCAACGAGAAGGCATTCCTCCCCGTTGTATTGTTGCAGCATAGTGCTCTTTTGGAAGATCAGAATCTCACCAACTTCAAACGGCTTTTCCATCACTCATCCTCTTCCATTAACAGAATAACTTCCTCTGCATGAGCGAGAGTCCGCATTACGTAGACCTCTCGCTTTATGACAGTAACGTAGCCATCAAATCTACCGCTACCATCTCGAATAGCGTTGTAGTAGATGTCCTCGCCCAACTTTAAACCTTTTGCTGCCCACCAATCATCGTTGAGATTGGGGTCTTCATGAATAGGGGTGTAGGTTCTCATACGTATTTAAAATTTGGGTGCCTAAGACCATTCTTTCCCTGGCCAAAGACTGCTATCAAGGCGACGACCGATGGGAAGATCAGCACTCCATCAATCGTGCATGGTTTACTTTTCGCCTTCGCACTGTTCGCCTTATGCGTTGGTGACATCTTCTTTCCCAAGTGCGCCCTGGACATGTTCCTCTTTGCCTCTTCGCTATGCGTGTAGCCATTGGGACTACCATCTAGTCCATTTTCCGGCTTGATATTGGCCCAGGCCGGCGACTTCACTATATCGAACAGCTCTGAGAACATTTTAGCAAATTCGATTAATTCCTCTTGTTCAGGGTACAGGCAATACCACAGGGTATCAACGTCATTCCCATGAACGCGTAGATGATCCCGCCAGTACTGGCGGGATCCCTTATATTTCACGGGATTGGGGTCAGTAGTTTTTCCAAAGTAAAGCAACCCAGTTGTCCTGTGTTGTTTCACGTATAGGAAAGTTGGCTTAAACATTTTACAGGAACTTGGTAAAGCGCAGAGTGAACTCATCGCGCCAGATGTTTGTATTACTGGTGAAGATGCGTTGAGCATTCAAGTCCAACACGTAGGTTGTTGCATGGTCGTCGGCAGATCGAACGCTTCGACCAGCGCCTTGCACCATCTTCATCGCCGTGATCGTGTTGTAGAGATCAGGGTGATTATCCAGAATAAATTTCATTCGCTTATCACCAAGAGAAGGGTATGGAGCCTTCACCAAAATTTGAAACCTACTTAAATCCCCTGGCAAGTCCACACCTTCGAACATGGCGGGCGAAATCAAAACTGCTGGACCACCAGTGTACGCCTTGAATGCTGTGAGGACATGCTCCAGCTTCTCACCTTGGCGATGATCAAATAAACGCATCTTGCCAGCCTTAACTAGGGGCTCCAACTCATTGACAATTTCTTCTGTCAACTTGAAAGACGGAGTCAGAATAATACCGCGATCACCTTCTTCAATGTGATGCTTTACAATTTTCGCAGCATTTTTTCGCAGTTTGGTAACTGTTGCTGCATCCTTTAGAGAGGTGAAGTTCAACGACAGAGGATCGAAGAACACGACCTGTTTATTCTCTTTCGGGAACGTTGGATCCAACTTAATGAACTGGGTACGCTTAGGATCCAAATTCATCGTTTTGGTGATGAACGCTTCAGAAATTGTTGCCGACATGAAGAGATTATGAGATGCACATTCGAGTGCTTCCATCATAGTCCCAACAAACACCGGTTTCACGCTAACAGCTTTGTCGTCTTCTTTGTATTCGAAGACGTGGTCATATTGGTACTTTTCAAAGTCATCGATCTTGCAAGCCAAGCCCTCATATTTCTTAGTGAAACGGCTCAGTTTTGTAAAGCTGCTATGATTACCAGAACGAAGAGCTTTCTCTTGCATTACAGTGCCACGAGTTTTAGCGTACGTGTAAACCTGATGTAGTGCCTTCAAGTACGATCGGTAATTGCTGTCATTGATCTTGTTCTTCACCCCAACATCAGTAGAGATAGATTTCAGCGTTTTGACAATCGTCATGTCGGTGATTTGGACCGTGTCAGCAATTTCTTGCGCCATCTTCTGAATTCCCTTTTGAGAGAAGTGAATGGCGTTGTGCTCACTAAACAAATCATTGACGAGGTGTGCTTCGTCCCAAACAATCAGATCGCGCTCTTCAAACTTACCCGTGTACATCCTATCGATGAAGTAATAGGAGTAGTTCGTCGCCAGGTGACGAGCGGCATTACGCTTGTCCTTGATGTGCTTGTACTCGCACTTTGCACATTCAGAATCTAGAATTCCTTGGAATTCAGACGCGTGTTGAACCATCGTGTACCATGCGCACGCATCCGCGGTTTCTTGCTGTTCATCCGTCGAAAGAGCACTACATTCATAGTTGTTTGCCCCTTTGATCATGATGAAGTCGTTCTTCAACATTGGAGAAAAAGACTCATCATACTGGCGAATCAACATATTTGTCGCAGATAAAATGATTGAAGATTTGGATGCGTTATTTTTCTTGATTTCACTCAATGCTTCAGCGGCAATCATACCAATGATACTTTTGCCGGTGCCAGTGGGTGCACATAAAATTAAATTTTTAATACCATTATCTAAAAATTCGGACAGGATACCACAAACTGCTTCAACTTGACCAATTCTTGGGGTAATGTTGAATTTTTTAAAACATTCAATTACAGGTGATTCATATTTCATGTAAATAACTTTTCCATATTGTTTAGTCAGAACATTAAAATGAATCTAACTATAGAAGATTTCAAAGATAACAAATATACCAAATGGTATATGTCTATCATTAATAATCCAGATGCCTCCGGATTTACAGAAGAACATCACATAATTCCCAAATCACTTGGGGGTTCCAATGAAGGAGAAAATCTTGTTCATTTATCGACTCGTCAACACTATATCGTTCATCTTTTATTACCTAAGATGTTGTCAGGGGTTGCTAAATCTAAAATGGTTTTTGCATTAAGGTGTATGACTAATTTTAACAAATTAAAGCTAAGATATAAACCATCATCAAAATTAGTAGAATATATGAAGCGACTTGTACGCGAAACTCCTATCGCAGATTCGCATCGCACGAACATTGTCAAAGGTCAACTTGGTAAGAAACTTTCTCTCGAACATAGAGATGCGATTAGAAAAGGACTATTAGGGAGAGCGCATTCTGATAAAACAAAGAAACAAATCAGCGAAAGTAATAAAGGATTAACACGCTCGACCGAAACCAGGAAAAATATCAGTGATGCAGCTAAACAAAGAAAATCGCCATCGCTAGAAACAAGACAGAAAATAAGTCAAAAAAGTAAAGGTAGAAAAGCACCTAAAGAAGTTTGCATGGCAATAAAGAAATCACAAGAAAAATATTCATACACCATTACCTCACCTGATAATGAAACTATTGTAGTGTCAAACCTTAAAGATTGGTGCATCACAAAGGGATTTCCTTACACTTCATTTTCTGCAGTTTCTAGGGTTGGTGGAAGAACTAGAAGTGGTTGGACTATTAGTCGAATTTTAACTAAGTAATTCCTCTACTTATTTCCACTTAACGAAGAAGGTGTCTGGCTGAAAAAGGTGTGGAAACATATTAAGCACTTTACGTTCAGCTTCTGCAGCGGTCTCCACTTCAACCTCTACTTCTTGCTCGAAGAAAGCATCTGCAAATTCATCATCCTCAATTGCGTGAAGAGGCTTGGTTAACCCGTTAATCTTCACAATTGCAGCGCGTTGAATCTTTGGCAAATTATCCATGTCCACTTCTTCGCCAAAATGTTTCATGACATAGCTTCGCATTGCAGATTCGGTACCGGTATCCGCGTCAATTTCGAAGCTGTCATTTCCATTATTATCCAGATAGAAGGACCACGCATATCGTTTTCCACATTCATCGTGCTGATATGAGATGCAAATTCCTTCTTTCTCAATGATGGGTCCGGCGATAGTCCAATTCAACGTGGGTTTGTAGTATTTCCACATCTTAAAGCTTTTCAGATCATAATCGTTGCATTGAGCTTCAGGACAAAACTCCATCTCTTCCGCAACATGCCCTTATGAAGGATTACTTCTACGCCTTGAAGCTTTGCAACTAGCAGGTCGATTTCTTGCACTGTAAGATTTCTAACATTAGTCAATTTGGCTCCCATCCTCGTTCGTCATAGCTAAAAGATGACTTGCACATTATCTTGCCGACATGCCAATTAGGAGACATCAGATATTCCTTGGCCTTGTCAAAATCACCATCGCTCACATATAACGCCTTCTTGCATTCCATTAAAGGTGCAGCCGTTTCTTCTCGAAGTTTGGCAATTACCTTTGTATCGCGACGAGGATCAACACCCACTTCATCTGCGGGGTGAATCTTGCCCGCGCCACGATCAGTGTAATATTCTCCATCCTCAATAGCCACGACTTTAATCTGCTGCATTGTTTGGGGATATGTCGGATGAGTATTGTCACTTTTAATGATTGCACAAGCAGTCTCCTCTCCCATAGCTTTACGATCCAACTTTGAGAGCAGGACAAGCAGATTGCGACGAGAGAGGTAGACTTCTTCCATTAGAATATCTCCACGATATGAAGATACTCAACGATAGTGTTGAACATGGTTTTCGTATCATATTCATTCGCGCTGAATTCAAACATTGAATCTTCAGTAAAGATAAACAATGTTTCACCGTCGATGTCACAAATATAAATTTCCGTGATAGCGTCAAATTGAATTACGTTAGTGCCGATCTTAATGCATTCTTTTTCCATGATTACCCTTTATGCTTGCGTTTTGCACACTTAGAGTGGCTCTGTTTAAGAACAGAAATTGAAACTACTTGATGACATCCGATGCATACAACTGAATTGCACAATTCAAAATGATATCTTGTCATATTAGGACCCCCACCTACAATGCCACAAACATTGCATTGGACCATTTTCAATTCGTGCTTTTTACCTCTTTGAGAATTTGATAACTTATTTCGCAAATGATCCGCTTTGTCTTTACCATAAATCTCTTCGTAGGTTTTTCCTAGCAAAACTTCTTTATTCCGCTTTTGCAATCCATATGCATGCGCATTTTGACCGAACATTGGATTATTTTCACCTGACATTTTTATAGAATGATCAGGTCTTTTCTGCCCTCTAAAAGCCGAACCTTGTTTATATCGAACATCAGCAGGCAACCTTCTTTTCCACATGCCATTATTTGGCCCGAAGAACGATCCTCCAATTGCCTCATTTTTTAAATTATAATACTGGGCAGATCCGGCAGCATCTAGTTTTTTAAGTATTCGTTCTTCCTCAGTTTGGAAATTTGGTCCTTCATAGAGAATTTCTTTTTCAAAATTCTCTAATCCATATTTCTTTAATGCTGCATTAAAAAGTATTCCTGAACCGATATATTTGGGATTTTTACCATTAGTGCTACCCACATACATCTTCCCATTTATTTTATTTGTCCACTTATAAACGTATCCCAAAATAACCTCTTATTTGAAAGAGGTTATTTATTACCATACATTACGTCATTCGTTGATCACTTATATGGTGAATCTGGATATAGGTTACGATATTCATCTTTGGTTATATGGATTTGACCAGTTTTTGCAAAATGGTCAACCAAATAATAATTTCTTGCGTAGATATGAAGTGAACCGACTTGCCAAATTAAATCGCCTACCTCAACGCCTAGTTCTTTTGCAAGTTTATCTTGTACGTGTCTAGCCCAGGCTCTGTCGTTACGATATCCCGCCCACCCATCGTTGCTTCTCATGTTAACAACAGTAACTAGTTTGCCTGCGCGAATCAGATATTGCACCGTGTTGGTACACATGAAGTCAGAGCGGCCATTTTTATTGTAATCCAACCACATCGAAGGACGAGTGTAGATTGCAATAGCGCGACGCGATTCTGGATTCTTCTTCAGTTCAGCAGCAAGATTATCGTACTGACTGAAATTCTCTGGAGAGTACAGAGTGTATCCATAATTGCTGCAGATAAACCCCTCTTTATCTGCGACGGCTTTCCAAATAGCAGGGGCGCCGCCAGGAATGTCATTTACATTCAGTGACATAGAGTTGTACCACGCTTCTTCTCGAGCGACGTAATCCCAGTTGACTTCGCCAAAAATGGCGTCTTCATCGGCTAGGAAGGTTGCGCCTACGATTTCAATGGTGGTATTGCCGGCGAGAGCAGTCATTGATGCTTCGCGGTTTACGGACGTGAATTTATCATCTTGTAGCAGGTCTACAAATTGTTTTCTAATATCTTTGGTTTGCATGAGTTGAAATGAAAAGGAAAATAATACTTATGAGTTGCTCCTTTCATCGTAGTTGCCCAGGACAGGCCAATCATCACATTTGTTTTAGTTCATCGCCATGAACGCAGCCTTGAAC